GGATAGAAGTACTGTTACAGCATCAGTACCATAGTATTGAAGTTTACTGATTACCAGGTTATCAATTTCTATTTCCCTGTCAAGGGTGATTACAGTATTTCCACTTATGAAGGTGCTGGTTTTAATGATAGCATGCTGCATCTTCTGTGCATTTTCACTATCCATAATGGAGATAATTTCTCCCATACTGTAAGTAAGTCCAGTCATCATAACTTGGAAAGAAATGATTTTTGTATTTACACAGTTTGTATAGAAAGTATGTCTAGCCTTCTGGATAGCTTGCGCTTCATAAGTGCAACCAGGTAAAGGAATATCTGTAGGTACATAACCATACCTAGCCTGCATTTCCTGTTCAAAGGTTATTGGAGAATTATCAGGAACTGTTACAGTATCAGTTTCACTGAAATTTAGTCTATTATTGTAAGTTACGTTTACTTGAGTAGTTCTATTTTCCATGTCACTGGAACTGTAATTAAATAATCCTTCAATTACATTTGCATTAGTGACAATTTTACTGACCTGCATGTTTGGGTTATCAAAGATAATAGATAACTGACCAAATTCATTTTGACCAAACTGAGCGTTGCATAAAGCTAGCATTTCACTCAAAGTTTTTACTGCAGTTTCTCTAGTGTAATACTGATTTCCTATACTGTATCTTGGACACCAGCCACCTTTACCATCAGAGATAAGCTGATCTGCAACTAACGAGAGTTCATAGAAAGAAACTTTATCTACATCAGGAACTGGAATTTCAAGACCTCTGTACTGATTAGTAAGGACGTCAAAGATCACCCAGGCAATATTACTTGTCCAGTGTTCTGTAGCTGTAAAAGTTAAATCCCAGGTACCAGAATAAGATGCAGGTGTGCTACTTCCTACTACCCAAGGTGTGTAGTTAGAAGGAATTTTAACTTTAATCCAGCGACCTTTGAAAACTACATCAGGAATGCTGCTGCCGAACTCATCTGCATCTGTAAGTATTGCCCAAATAAGTGCAGTTCTTGGGTAGTTAAGTTGTTTATACCAGATGTGAGTTACACCAGCTATATTACAACTGTTGGAACCTGCAGTACCCGACAGGACTGCATTATTCCTAGTAATACGGATTTGCCAGAAATCTCCAGGTATTACATCAGCTGGACGTTCTACTAAAATATCCCAAGCATAAGGATTTGAAGCTTTGCCAGATTTATTAGCGTTTCTTATAAAAGTAAAAGAAGGGCCGCCAATATCGTCAGTAGGCCTGGTGTAGATTTTTAATTTTATCGAAGCGCCGCCAAGGTCTTTGTTTTCCTGCAATGCACGCAACACTGGAGTTACTAAAGTAAATCTTACAGCATCTACATCAGAAGGAACTGACAGCGTAAATGGGTTTGCTTGTGTTATTTCTACACTCGCTTGTGACTGCGGACTTTCTACGTTAATAAATCCAGGTATAACTTCTTGGTTAGCTGTTCCAGGTTTCCAACCCCAAGTACCAGTGTATTTTGAAATTGAAACTTTATTCAGATAGATATCTTCTACAGAATCAATTTCACCTTCACTTACAGCAAAAAGGAATCTTAGAGTTTGTTTACTACGCAACGTATCATCAAGCTCAACTGGTGTATGCCCGCCACCACCACCTTTCCCTTCACCTGCTAAAATTAGTTCTTGCATAATTAACCCTGTGTACTTGTGATAGAAGAAGAAATTAAAACACCGCCAGCAAAACCTTCACCATAGCAGAGTGGTACAATACCACCTTGTTCTCTGATAATTGGAGCACCGTTGAATAAGCTGGACTGTTTAGTTTGTGCCATAGCAGGATCAGAAGCAAATTCTTGCGTTGGAGAAAGTGCCTGAACGATCATCTTTACTGCCAGAGAAATTGCAATATTAACTACGGCAGTGAGGGCGTAAATTAAAATAAGTTGTGCTGTAGTAGCCACTAAAGCACCTGATGCTGTCACAGTACCTACTCCAATGATACCAGCTATAGCTGCTGCAGTAAACTCACCTTCAAATTCTGGAATAATCAATAAAGTGTCATAGATACTTAAAGTTGAAGTTAGGATCTCAGGCTCAAGCGCTATCGGTTCAATCCCTTCAACTTCAGAGTAAAGAACATATTTATACTTCCTTGCTAAGAAGTTTTCAAGAAATTCTTTAGAAGTTCTGAGCTTTATGAAAGATAAAATATCCCTAATGTCAGTAAGAGAAGTTTCAAACTCATCACATTCATTTAGATTTTTAAATAATTTTACTTTCATGCCGCAGTACCATATGGAATTTATTAACAAAATGCTCTAAAGATTCTTCTTTACTTATTAAAGACTGGTGCAGAATACCTGTTCCAGTATAGATACCAAGATGGTTACGTTTCCCACCGGCGTTATCTAGCAGAAGTAAATCACCTTTTTCTAATTTAGTATCTACTGGAAGCTGATGAAATCCATAGTCAAGAATGTGAGCATCAAACAGATTATTGAAGTTGCGCAGTTGTGCAAAATCTTCTGTAGCTTTATGATCTGGAAGTTGAATATCCAGTTCAAATAAATAATAATCCTGCACTAAGGAATAACAGTCATCTATAAACCAAATAAATCTACGGTTTAGGTATTTTTGTTTAGGTTTTCTAGGCAGCCAGATTGGATAAGAAACTGTAAAACCTTCACAACCTACAATACCCCATGGAATACCTGAAGCTTTCTGCATTTCAATATCTTTATAAGATGGAGTTCGCAGATCGAATACTTCATGTTGAACTCTGGAAGTGCAATGGGAGTGTAGTACTGCAGCAATATCACCAAGATACTTTGCAAAATGTTCTGGTAGAATACTGAAGGCACTTTCTGGAGTTTCATGGGAATTCTCCAGTGGAACAAACTCCCCAGTACTTTTCAGAATAATTCCACACATTTCTTTTGGATACTGCGCAAGAGTATAATCTTCAATAGCAGTCCACTGAGTTATAGAAAGTTCCATACTAACCTACCCTTTTATTTATACCTAAACCAGGAAAATCTTTCTTCAACATTCTGCGTTTTGGTAAGAAAGATCTGTCTCTATCTAAAGGACTGCGAAGTTCAAATTTAATTGCAGTTCTATTATGTGAAAGTTTTTTACCTATTGTGTATTTGAGTGGTGGTGCAGAGAATCCTGAAGCTAAGAAGTTTTGAAAAGTTCTAATATAGGTAATCTCAACCCCTACCATATCTTCATTTTCAAAGCAGAGTGTTCCGAACAGTTTCAGAAAAGCTCCATCAAGACCAACAAGATTCTGTACTTCAAGTGTAGGGCGTGCTGGCGCTGCAGAAGAGTTAGTTCCTACACCAGTGAGTCGTATACCCATTCCAGTATAGATTTGTCCATTGAAAGTTACTGAAGCAGCTCCAGTAGTAAAGTAATAAATAGGTTTATTTATTACCGTACAGTCTATTATGAATAACTCAATATACGGTGAAGTTTCTGATGAATTTACTTCTTGTTCTAAGCTCATAATTAACCTACACTGAAGTTTTCTTCTAGCGTTAATGTAGCTTGATACTGCCGTCTAGCAATACGAGTTCTGCGGAAAGAAGTTCCTGACTTTATTTTGAAAGTTCTTTCTACAGTTTCATCTTCAGGTGTCCACAGGATTTTACCCCAAGTACCTACACTTCGTACTGCAGCAAGGATTGTTTGATACTCACTTTGCGTCAGAGGTGCCCAGGTAATCTGCCATAACTCTACCATAGGATGAATACCTAAAGGAGAAACCTGTTGCTGAGAATCTCCAAAATTTGCAGTAACTTCCTTGAAAGTTAATTCCATATCTATATTCAGACTTATTTTACCAGGAACTGGCATATTTATCGTAGTCATAACTTACCCAAATTTAGTAGTTTTATTTAGAGTATTACCTGCACGAGTGGCGTTGGAAATTTCTTCTCTAGCTATAGTTTTCATCATAGCTCTGGCAATTTTCATTCCAGTTTCATCTGCAGAGTCGTTCTTATTAGCAGTAACTTGTACTGAAATATTGTAGACATTTCCTCCTGCGGAACCTCCACCGACTTGTTTAACGCCCAGATTTCCACTAGCATCCCGTTTTAAAGGTAGTATAGCCTCTGGCCCATCTTCACGCAAGCTACCTACACCACCACGTTTAAATTGAAAAGTTTGTCGTTGCATTCCGATATCTGGAATACCACCTCTACGAAATTCTACTACATTACCTTTTTTGCTTGGAGATACTCCAGAACCCCAACCTGAGATAGAATCCCAAGCGCCTTGATTTGCAGTACCTGAACTTGTACTACCAAAGGCAGCTCCTGCAGCTGAAATAATCAACTTCATAATTTGTGAAGAAGCTTCTTGTGCAGCTATTTTAGCAAGATCATTAAGCACTCCTAAAGCAAAAGCCCTGAAAGCTTGTCCTGCAGTTTTTGATCTGGTTGCAAAATCCACCAGACCTTGTGAGAAGTTATTACCTAAAATAGTTGTAAACTTAGAAGCTACTAAACTTGTCTCAGCTGAAAGAGATTTCCATTCTTCTCTAATTCTTCTAATGGAACGTACTTCAGCATTATCTTCTGGTAAACCTGCAAGAGCTTGTTCCCTAGCAGTTATGTAGGTATTCATAGAATCTAAAGCAGACTTTCTTGCTTGCTGTGTTTGGTACAATGCTTCAATCTCAGAGACAGCACCAAGTTTTAGATTATTTTGAATTCGTTCTTCCTGCAGAGCTAAATGTTCTTTTGCTAAAGAGTAGGAAGTAACTGCTTGCTGTGATTGTGCTAGTTTTTGATTGTAACCTTCCAGTGCATCATACTGCTTAAGAGTAGTATCAATTTCTGCTTTACGTTGTGCAGTAGTATTTACTCCATTTTTCTCTTGAGTAAGTTTAGCAATACTTTCACGATATTTCTGCTGGAAATCAATCAGTTGAGAACTGCCATCTTTCCCAAGCATTTGCTGGTATTCAGCATTAATGTCAGAGATTGCACCACGTAATCCTTGGTATGCTGCAGTCTCACCACGTAAAGCTTCTTCAGAGATTTTAGCTTGTTTACCTAACAGAATTTTAAGTTGTAATTCTGTAGAAGAAATTCTACCTACATCTTTTTGCGCAACAGCTGCAGCATTCTGTTCTTTAGCTACTTGAATTTGTAAAGCTAAATCTTCTTGCTGCAGTGCTTTCTTTTTAGCGTAGTAATCACTAATAGCTATTACATTATTACTGTATTGAGTTTCTAATTCTTGCAGACTTTCTGCTACAACATTCTTCTCATCTTGTAATCCCGTTTTAATATCAGTATAACCTGCTTTGACTGCAGCACCAGCGCCTTTCTTTTTAATAGTGTCCCCAGCAGCTAAAGCTTTTTTCTCCAACTCACTAAGCAGTCTTTCAGATTCTGCTACTTGAGTTGTTGCTGCTTTCAAAGCTGCATCATCTAAACCACCTTTCTTCAAAGCTGCTTCAGCTTGCTGTTTTGCTTCTAATAGTTTTGCCCTATCTTCAGCTTGAGAAGCTCTTTCTTTTTTCTGAGCTGCTTCTTTCGCTCTACCTACTCTTTCCAGATTAGCAATTTCTACATCAGCTGCTATAGTAGATAGATCAGCTTTCTCAAAAGATTTAGGGGCTGCACTTACAGTTTTATTAGCTTCTTCAGTTAATTGTTTTCTTCTAGTCTTAAGTGCTTCTTCTACCGCAGCTAATTCTTTGGTTGGATCTTCTTTAACACCTAATAAAGTTAATCCATTAAGTAACTTTCTTTGCCCAGCTTCACGATCCCAATCTTTTTTAGCTGCGGTTAGAGCTTTAAACTGCCCGGCAAGTCGTTGTACATCTGCATCTGCTTCCACATCAAAAGCTATTTTAGCTTCTGGCCCCTTGGCAGCAGCTTCTTTAGCTTCTATTAATTTCTTAGCAGCTTCTCTTGCGTCATCCAGAGCAAATTTAGCATCAAGAGCTTTTCCTACTATAGTACCAAGACCTATCAGCAGTGCTGTTGGGGCGAATCTAGCTGCAATAACACCCAGAGCAGTTACTGCACTACCAGTAGAAGCTAATGCTGTACTTGCACTTAATGCAGCTCCTGCAGCCTTACCTAGAGCACCAGCAGCAATTACAGTAAGAGTAATTCCTAATTGTGATATTGCTCTTTCAGTATTATAAGTATTGCTGGTTAATTTCGCAAAACTTTCCGTAAGAGAAGTAGCCCAGCGTACTGAAGAAGTCATAGAACTTTCAGTAGCTTTATAAACATTTTCAGCAAGATGTGTCCAGCCAGTGCTTAATCTACCAAGTTCTGCATTTAAATTAGAAGAAGCTCTTTGGAAAGCAGGGCCGCCGAAAGCTTCTGCCATACGAGCCATCATTTTCTGCACAGCATCATCAGCAGGAATTAAACCTTTCTTCATCTGCTCACCAAGTTCTGCTGCGGATTTACCTAAAGCAATAGCAGCCTGATTGGTGATACCTGGCAGAGTTTGTGACAACTGTTTGGTAAGCTCTTCAGCTTGTACTTTACCTTTGTTGAACATCTGACTTAAAGCCAGAAACACGCCATTAACTTGATCGGTAGTTAAATGCAGTGTTGTTGCTGTAGTGTTAACATCAGAAAAGATCTTTTGAACAGTTGCAGCGCTTTGACCAGCAAGTAAAGCTGATGCAGAGAATGTAGCATAAGAACTTCTTAAAGTAGCAAGACTTAAACCAGTTCTTTCTGCTTCGGTATTAAGATATTGAATTTGTTGTGCAGCTTGCCCAAAGGAACCAAAAGTAGCAGTCAGTGTAGCTGTAGTTTGCTCCAGTTGAATACCAACTCTAGGAATACTTTTCAAACCTTCAATTGCAGTATTAATGGTCGCGTTGAAGATTCTGTAGATAGAGATAGATTCAATAACTCTGCCAGCAAAACTTGATTGAGATTTCTCTGCTTCTTGCAGGCTCTGGTTATGTTTTGCAAGTCCAGAGTTAAGAGCATTAAGTTGTTGTTGTGCTGTAGAGAATGCCGCAGTAAGTCTATTATCTGCGGCTTTATTACCAAACTTCCCAGCAGAAACTTGAGATTGTATTTTAGCAATCTGTGCCTGTAGGGTTTGTCTGATAGCAGCTTCTTGAATAGCAGTTTTAATTGATGCTGCTTGAAAGCTGCCAGCACCATAAGTTTCTTCTGCTTTGTGTAATTTAGTAGCACTGTTGAGGGCTGCCATCTGAGCACGAACAGAAGCATTAAAAGCAGTTTCTCTGTTCTTTTGTTCTTGCTGCGCAATTAGAGTTTTTTGACGCTCAGTTTCTTTCCACTGTTGGATGATAGCCTGACTATTGGCCTTGGCAATAGCACGTTCCCGTTTTTCTTGCTCACGTTCCTGTTTTACTAACTCTGCTGTCCATGCTTTTCTATATGCTTCAGCTCTAGTAGCATTATCAGCTAACCACTTTGGGCTACCAACCCCAGTAGCCTCTTGCTTACTTCCTGGAAGATCTTTTTCTTTGAAGGAACTTAATGCTGATTTAGGTTTTCCGTTCTGAAACCAAGTCAGACCTTGCTGCTCCTTCAGTGCACGTTCTAAATAACGTAAAGCATCCGTAAAACTCAAT